AATAAGTTATAACCAGAACAAATCCCTAATCAAAAAAGATGAAACAATGACACAAGAAGCCACAAAATTTGAACCCAATGTATCATACATCCCAACAGATCCAAACTCGTTATATACATTAATAATGTATGACCCAAATGCAATAACAAGTGCCAATAATTATGTGCATTGGACTGTAACCAATATAAGAGGAGCTGACATCAGTTCAGGTAACCAATTGTTACCCTATTATGGTCCGCATCCTCCGCCAGGTTCAGGCACACACCATTACATTTTTGAATTATTTAAGCAAGACAATATCACGCCTATTGCAGTCACACTTTCAGAAGAAGATAGAAAAATACCATTAGACCAATTATATAAAACACTTGGGTTAACAGGAAAAACCCCAGATCAAACAACGCAATTTATAGTAGAGTCCTTAACAAAAACAACTGGTGGTAAAAATATTACACGTAAACGAAAAACACTGAGACGCAAAAAGCATCAAATTAATAAAAGAAAAACGAAAAGAACAACTAGGAAAAAAAAACAAGAATTCAAAAAAGAAACAATAAGACTTTTATTAAAATATAAAATAAACAAATAATATATGAAAACAGGTCTTTTCACATATATTTTAATAGGCTTTGTAATTTTAGTTTGTTTGAAAATCTATTCAGAATCCGAATTATGGAACCTTAAATGTGTTATTTCAGGAGTAGATGGAAACCGTTATTGCGTGAGAGAACGTGTAGATACTAAGGAGGCCGCGGACTTATTAGCCAAGGTCACACAAAAAATGAAGGACATGGTCAAATATATGCAAGAGAATCACGGAGACGATCCAAGGGTTCAAAGACTAGTTGCAGGATTCAATCCAAAAAAGATAAGCGAAACGCTACCAACAAGCGAACTTACAGCTTATAGTGAGAACAAAGGAGAGAAGATTGCCTTTTGTTTGAATAAGACCAAGAATAGTACAAATACATTGATAGATCTGAACACATTGACATTCGTTGCAATTCACGAACTGTCACATATTACGACTACATCTATTGGACATAAACAAGAGTTTTGGCAGAATTTCAAATATTTACTGGAAAATGCTAAGGCAGCTGGGATTTATGAGCCAGTAGATTATAAGAAGAAACCTGAATCCTATTGTGGAATGACAATTACAGATAATCCTTATTATGATATGTAAGTTCAATTACTAACCTTAGAATCCAAGGTGGATAAGCTTAGAAAAATTGAAATCTTTTTTAAATTATATATAATCAGTACAATATATAATATAAAAGATATAGACAGACAATGGCAACGATAGTAGCAACAGAACGCGATGAATTCCTAGGGCTTAATGCACTAAGCGATATGTTTGTAAATTTATCATCAGAATATGAGAAAGAAGGTGATAGTGAATTGCGTGAAGATGTACTGAAACAGGCATTGGAACTCAATCCACAGTCTGCGGATGCAATGGAGGCCCTAGCAATTTATTATGAAATAAGTGAACGAGATCCTTTGAAAGCAGAAGAGTTCTATTTACAGGCTTTGGAAAATGACCCAGAAAACAGGCGAATCTTGTATAACTTCGGCAACTTCTATGAAGAAAACAAGGATTATCAAAATATGTTTAAATATTACAATGTCGCGGCTGATCTGAACGATAGTGATGCGCTTTTCCAAATGGCGAAACACTATTTGAAGGTTGAAAAAAACAAGCAGTCAATGCTAGAGTGCTATTTAAAAGGCATTGAATGTTCTAATGATGATGAAGATGAAGATGATGATGATGTACACTATTCAAAAAAATATAGTGGGTTCAATCATTTTGATCTTCAGGAAATTCTTGAGTCTGTTGAACAACCCACTGAAAAGGTAATTTCAGTTGTCAACAAGCTCAAGAGAAAGAAGGATATTTCGGTTTACAATAATAAGGTACGTCTGTTTGAAAGACTTCATAATGTTCAGGAGTGTCAAATTTGTTACGAAAACAAGCTCAATATTGACTTACATTGCGGACACGAAGTATGCATAGACTGTTATAAACAGGTTTATAAAAAATGTTGCCCTTGGTGCAGGACAGCTTCTTACTTCAAGGGTCACTAAAGTATGAATCATAAACCTTGGGTTTGATATTTTGTAAAATAAAAATAGGATTATACTATATATGTCAATATCTATTCCAATCCCTATTTATAAAGTAAATCATCTTGTTGAAAATAATAAGATAGACACCATATATGTATTTTACGGAGATAATCAAGAGATAACTTCTATTTTTGAAGAAGTTAAGAAAGATTTATCGTTATCAGAATTCAAGGATCAGCTAACAGATGCATTAATTTTTAATGAAGAGGAGTTAACAACCCTTCGCGAAGATCCAGATATTAAAGTGGTTTTTTCAAGTCAGCAAATTTTTAGCGATGATAGTATTGGGGTTATAAAACTCAAAATTGTAAATGAATTTGGGAAAACATTTTCACCAGAAGAGATTTATATGTTTTGTATGAAAAAAGAAACACTTAATCCAGTAAATATCTATAAATCACTTACACAAAATAACAAAATGGTTTTAACAAAGACGAGATTGAATCAATTCTTAACAAATATTGTCAGAGGAGAAGATGGTAACGCAGTAAATTATATTGATAAGGCTACTTATAATTTTGATGATATTTTATCATTGAATATTTCCGGGAAGCAATTTTGGGTGGCGAAGGTGTTAGGCCAAAAATTTTTCATAGTTGAAAATGAGTATCCTTTTGTTTCAAACCCATTTGAAGTCTTAGAATATGATTCGTTTATAGAACGAGCATCAAGGAAGTCTCTTACAACTCTAAACAGTCACGTTTTGCTAAGCAATGGCGAATTTATTGGAAACAATATATATCTTTGTTTAGCAAAAGATGTCTTACAAAATGCTGAAGAAAAGGGATTAGATGAATTGACAACAATCAAATTATACTATCCTTTTTTATTGAAAAAACACGAAATTCATTCTCTCTCTGAATTAAACGACAAAGACCAACTTTTGGTTGATGAGGCGAATAAATTACTTAATAAACAAACAATAGAGTCTTTCAATAGTGTGAAACTGTTTTATGATATGTATAAAGAGAGAAAAAGCGATCTGAATTATAAAAGCCACGGGATAACCTCTATAAAACTGACAATATTGCCTAGCTATTCTGTGAAAATTCCATTGGACATTATATTCAAACTAATACACGCCACTCAAAATAATCCACTCATTAAGTTTAATCCGGCTACTCGTAGAGAGAATATATACAGACTTTATGTGGATAAGATTTCAAAGGATGGTCGTAAAATTCCGTTTCTCTCTAAGGCGACTATTTTTAAGTTGATGCAAACTATTGGAAGGAATAAAAGTGTGTCTGTTTATATTCAATATTCAAATGGAATCAAAATAATTCCTATTGTTTGTGAATTTGAAGAAAATGGTAATATTAATATTTCTTGTGAATTTGATACTTTAATGAGTATTGGAGAAATAGACGATTTATTTATAAAAGCGGTGAATCCAATTATAGAAGAAATAAGTGATTATTTACAACAAAGTGGATATTCAATTGAAATATTTAGAGGTCTAAACAATTCTTCAACAATTATCAATTCACTCAACTTCCAGAATGTGATTGAAATAGATGAAGTAATGAAAATAAAGCCTTTCATTGGATGCATTTCTAGTGCATTTATTGTGGAGTCTTCTGATTACAAAAAAGGAATTGAAATGAGATATAAACGTGTATCAAATTTTAATAAGAGTACAAGTCAAGAAGCATATGTGATTGAGAAACAGAAGCAAAAGGTTCCTGAACAAGATATTATTGAAGGATTGATGAGTAATTATCAAATGAGTGTTTCTGAGGCGAGACAGTTGTATGCAAATTTAGCAAGTGAACTTCAAGTGGAACGCGGAATAAGAGGTAGAGATATTGAAATCAAGATAAATCCTGGATTCAAAGTAAATATGAAAGTCATTCACGGAACAAGTAATTTGAGGGTGGATGTTGAAAATATTAATGATCTTTTTTATTTAGATAGTATTCCTATTTTTATTGATTCACTTATTAGACTAACACAAGATCCTGAAAGTACTAATATTCCTATAAAAACAATAAAGGCCATTTGTTCAAAAGGAGAGAAGAAAGAAGTTGTTTTAGAAGATATTATTTCTGCTTCTGAAGAGTCAATTGGACAGCAAGAAATGCCTATAATAGAAGGAGAAGATGTGGAATATATGGATGCTGATGAATACACCGAAGCATTTGCTGATGATAAGGATAAAATGAGAACAGCAATGGATTTATTATATGAAGAAGATGAAGGTGAAGACGAAGACGAGTCAGATTCAGCAGAATCTAATGCGGAAAAATTAGGCGGAAATAGTTCAAGCAATTTTTCTTCTGAAAAGTCTTTATCCAGTTTTGGTAGTATTGGCTCCATTCAATCTGGTGAAATTAAAGGACTTGATTTACTTGCGAGTAAAGATTCTTCAGATTCAAGTTCAAAGTCAACATCAAGTTCAAGTCTGAAACAAGAAGAAAGTGGTATTGGTAGTTCTGGATCAGAAATTGAACTTAATGCAAGTGATATTCAAGGACTTGACTTACCAGTTGATGAAAAAGTTGAAGTTATTGAAAATATACCAGAAGAGCCTATTGTAAACTTAGAACCAGAACCAATGCCTGTTGCAAGTTTAGAACCAGAATCAGAACCCGAACAGATCATAATAAAGAAAACCAAAGTAGTTCCAAAAAAGAAACAACAAAAGGAAGAAGTATTGAATATAGATGGTATGAAGTTGGCAAATCCAACCCCTTTCTTTAAAAAAATGGTAGAGCGTGATCCTGTCCTTTTTTTAACAGAAGACAGTGAAAAATTCAATTCATATTCAAGAACTTGTTTATCTAGCAATCGTGTTCAACCTGTGATTTTGAATGAAGAAGAAAAGCAGAAAATAGATAGAGAAATGCCAGGGTTTTTGAAAGAAGATGATATAGTTAAATATGGTTCAACTCCTGAAAAACAAAACTATTATATTTGTCCACGTTATTGGTGTCTAAAGACGAATATGCCAATATCTCCAGAGGATGTAGCAGCTGGTAAATGTGGAACAGTCATTCCTCGTACCGAAAAGAAGGTGCCTAAGGGAGCATATGTGTATGAGTTTTTTAATCCAAGTCAACACGGTAGCAAGGAAAAATACACACAACACTATCCTGGATTTGTGAATGACACTAAAAGTCAAAAACATCCAGATAATTTATGTATTCCTTGTTGTTATAAAGATGCAAATTCAGAGATTCAAAAAATAATGAGGAAAAAATGTATTAAACCTGAGGCATTAGAGTCATCATCTTCCGAAGAACCAAAGGCTTTACAAGGAAAAGCAGAAGCAGAAGCAGAAGAAGAAAAAAAATCTGAATCAGGATCAGAAGCAGAAGCAGAACAAGCTGCCCCTCCTATGCCTGTTGAAAGAGTCGCAGAAAAAGAAGAGCAATATATACAAGGTCCTGAGAAGTTTCCACTAGATCCAGGTAGATGGGGTTATTTACCAATACAAATCCAAAAATTTCTACATGAAGTCAATGCAGATTGTCAAATTAGTAAAACAAACACGAATATTAAACCAGGCCATCCTTGTCTTCTAAGACACGGAGTATTGTATGATGAGAACCAATCATTTTTGGCATCTATTACTGACGCATTATTGTATGATAAATCTGCAAATATTGGAACTCTAAAAAGAATGATTATAGAAGGTCTGACTATTGACAATTTTATTACATATCAAAATGGCAGTTTGGTACAAAGTTTTATGAGTTCCGAGTACAAAGATATCAATATAGAGAAATACAAATCATCCAAACTCTATAAGAAATATAAAAATAGTGATAGCGAAGGATATATGGATTATTTGAATCAGGTTGTAAATGCATTTGAGAATTTCATTGGGTTTTTAAGTGATGATAAGGTTGTAATAGATTACACATATTTATGGGATATTATTTGTAGACCAAATCCAAATCTTTTTACTTCAGGTATTAATTTGGTGATTTTGGAAATAACTGACAATGATTCAACAAATAATATTTCCATTATTTGTCCAACAAATCATTATTCAAACGAGTTTTATGATGCTAGGAAAAAGACCCTCATATTAATGAAGAAATTGGGGAAAAGAGTAAATTATTATGAGCCAATTTATTCGTATAAAGATTTGGGCAAGGATCAAAATATTGTTGTGCAACGTTTTTTCAGTGAATATGATCCACAATTATCAAAAACAATGAGAGCTGTTTTCAAGAAACTTATTAAACCAATATTACAAAGCAAGTGTGCGCCATTGTCTAGTATACCGAGTCAAGCAGAATATAAATTTAAAAGACCAATAGATCTTTCTCTCTTAATAGAATCTTTGAACAAGGCAAAATACGAAATTATTCAACAAGTTGTGAATTATAATAGCAAGGTTATTGGAATATTTGCCAAAAATGGAAAGACTGGTAAAACAGGATTTGTGCCTTGTTATCCATCATCTATTAATCCAACATATGACTATGTATTCATAAATGAACCTGGCATTTTTAATGATTATAATAATACAATTGACTTTTTGATGACACTTTTACAAGATAGTCGTGGAAAAATACCTTGTAAGCCAGATTTCAAAGTAGTGGAAGATGAAGTAATGATTGTTGGGATTCTTACTGAAACCAATCAATTTGTTGAGCTAAGTCCACCAGAACCATTAGTAAATGTAAGCGACTCCATAAAAATATTCAATAGCAATAACTACTTGATAGCTGATAAAGAGACACTTGTAACTGGTCCTATTCCAAAAATAGATGAGAAGCGAGTTGAATATATAACTAAGTTAAAGCTTGAAACCAATTTCTTGAATGTTTTCAGAAATAGCATACGTATTTTATTAAATGAATACGAGAATTTGAGTATAAGAGAGAACATAGAAGAGTTGGCAAATTCTATTGGCGATCTTTACAAATATAAACTAAGACAGATTACACTTTTATTACAAGAATTAGTTAAAGATAAGATCAAATTTTCGGAAGATTATAACTATAATATGATAAATGAAATCACAACTTGCATTATACAAAAACCAGATAAATGTGAAGCAAATAAACCATTATGTGCACTAATTAATGATGGTAACACTTGCCAACTTGTTTTACCTAAAACAAATTTGTTGAATGGAACAGATAATAAAAAGACATATTTCGTAAAAATGGCCGATGAGATTATTAGATACAATAGAATAAAATCATTCTTATTTAAACCTCAGAGCTTTGCATCTTTCAGTTCATTAAACTATAACTTGAGAGAAAACGAGATTATTGTTATTCAGTCTATGTTGAATCAAGAGTATTTTGACGGGCTTGTTCCAATAGAGACAAATCAATTTATAAAATATAATACTTATGATAATGTACAACCAATTAAAACCCAAACATATACTCATCAGTTAGATTTAGACGAGGCGATAAATCCTGAAGAATCTCAAGAATGTGTAGTCAAAAACAATGCAATGATTTCTAGTGTTTTTTGGAGAAAGGTTTTTCCAAAAGGATTTGGTGAATATGAATATCCAGATTCGAAGGTTTGTACATTTAATATGGTGATTGATATTATTAAAAGAACAAAAGGTAAGGAATACAGCATTGCTCAAATACGCGGTTATTTGGAGAATGAATATAAAAAGTATATTGATGTACATAAAGATGCGATTATTAATGTACTCATTGAGGAAGGTAAGAAAACGCTTGGAGATCAATTAAAGGCAGGAACTCTAACATTCAGTAATTTATTTAAATCAGAAAGTTATTTTTTAACACACTTTGATTTATGGTTATTATTAAATGCTGCAAAAATTCCATCCATTTTCATTTCTATTAAACAAAATATTACATATAACAATGTTAAACAAATAGAAGTTAGATCATTTTTATGTTATGGTGAACCCGAAGATAAGTTTGTTTTTATTGTTGTTCCTGCATTTGCTCCTGAAAAAGTGCCAACCTATAGGGTTATTAATGATAAAGAAACTGGAAATATAACATTTTCTCTCGGAGAATTAAATGAAGGAGAAGGATTTACTGATTTAAATAAGTCACTTGAAAATAGAATTGGTGTCCTGGATTACTTAACTCAATTTCAAAGAAAAGCTGTTCCTCAAAATTCAAAGGCAGCAAAGAAACAAAAGGCGAAACTTGTTATACAAGGTGATCCTGAACCTCCGCTCGCAAACTTGGAGCCTAATTTACCATCTCTAATAAAAGAAACAGAACGAAAAGTGCCACAAGTATCAAGAGTGGTTATAAAAAAAACAAGAGGTCAACCAAAAGAGAAAAAACAAGAGACAAAACGAGCAAAATCAAAGCCTAAATTAAAAATAGTGGAAAAAAATTAATAACTCCCTATATTAACTAATATTATGATCATAGTAAAAATAATCATAATATTTATATAAAATATATTAACTTATTGAATCAGTTACAGAATCTACTTCGGAATCAGAATCATAAATAAAACGTCTTGAATTATTATTAACAACAATGTTTGTTTCATCATCTTCTGAGTCAACAACATCATCACTTTCCTCATATTGAAATTCTGTTTCTCTTTCTGGTTCAAGGTTTGATTCTGCATCTTCTTCCAAATATGATTCTTGTTCTGGATTTGAATTAGGTTTTTCATAAAAATTAATATGACTATCATTAAATTTAACATTTATTGAAAGCCTTCTATTAAAAAACCTATTTGTTACTATTTTTTTTCTACCAAATAATGGATTAAATTTCGCAAAATCGTGCAACTTCCTTTTTAAAAGCATTCCAGAAATACATCTTTTCTCTGTACCAATAATAGAATATTTAGATGTAATATATAAATGCAAATATGGTCTCATTATTTTAATCAATAAATCGCGTGGAAACTCTTTGTCTATTTTAATTTTATGCATAATGTTTTTATGTTCTGATAACATTACCATTATTGACTTATAAAGAGTTGGGCTATCAGAAAATTTTACATAATCATCAATCTTGATACTTCGGATTACACATTGATTATCATATACAAATAATTCTAAACAAAAATTGTTTTTGTAAAAAAGTTCAAATAAAATCGGAACATTGCATATTTTGAATTTTAAGAAAAAATAAATATTATAAAGATCAGTAGAGGTCAAATCAATATTATTATATGGATTCTTAATCCATAAAGGATCGCAAAAAAAATTAGGAGAATACATAAGGTTTTTGTTAATAATATTAATAAGATCATTTGCAACAAACAAATATTTTGAATTGTTTTGAAAAAGGACAAACACATTCTTTTTACAAATGTCAATAGGATTCAAAGAAAGATCATCTGTTACCTTATAAGTTGCCTTTTTAAATCTCCAAAGATAAGCTAATTTTGCTAACCCATAATAGGCCCTCTGTAATTTGCAAAAAATAATTTGAAGACCTTTTTTAAAATCTTCTGCAAAAAAAATATTGTCTTCTATTTCTTTAAAAATCTGAAGTTTGCATTTTAATCCTTCTTTATTATGATAGAACTTTGAAAAATAATAATAACAAAAATAACCTTCTTCATCGGAAACATCAATATTGATGGTTATTTTTAGATTCTCTTTATTGTCAAAAATTTTAGCAGCATCAATATGTTTATTTAAAAAATCTGATAATAATGGCATTACTATTTGTTATATTATTTATTTTAAATTATTTATTTTAAATACTTATTTACCATTATAGTTTGTAAAAGTCTAAAGATGAATTACCACAAAATATTTCTGCTTAAATTGTTTGCCGAATATTTATTTGATTTCCAATCACCTAACATATATTTTGTACGAGTTAAATAATTATGACGCCTTGTTTTGTCTTTATGTTTTGTATAATCTTCATAACCTATTTGGCCAAAATTCACCCACTTTTGATTTTTTGGATCATAAATACTATATTTTTTTTGTGGATTTCTTGCAGGATATAATTTTGCTGTTTTACCTAAATATTTATATGCCATCTTTTGTGCTTGTAATGGATTTGACCATTTTTTTATAGTTTTATTGAACTTTGTTTTGAGTTTTTTGGTTTTGTTATGGTTATTCATATATATATTCAAATTTAAAAATATTAACTTGTATAAAAAATTTTTTATAAGTTAATATTTTTGTTATATAAATTTTTACCAAAATCCCAATCCACTAACTAGAACTTAGAATCCTGGATTGTAGTCGTTGTCTTGTCCAGAATCCTTTGACTTAATATTGGAAACATTGTTTTGGATCATCAACTTATTAGAACTACAAGCATCGTCTGCACTCTCTACTTGTCCAAACATTTGATCAATCACTTCTTGTTCATCTTTTCTCTCATATTCAGCAGCGCGCTCTAACTTACTCATCTCTTCAAGATCTAACAATACTTGGAATGCACCTGTACCAAAGAGACCTTCTTGTCCTACCATCACATTTGCAGATACACCGCGCATATTATCTAGCTCTGCGTGTCTGGCCGCCTTCAAGAACATTTCTGGAGTCTCCTCAAAGGATGCTTTGGCAATGGGTCCAATGTTATCATTATTGATGCCGTGTCTGAAAATGGAGATCAACTTACTATTGTATGTCATTCTGTCACACAACATACACATATGATGGTAGTTAACATAGGTTCCATCAAATTCAATCACATCTGCAATCTCATTATAAATAGATTGACGAGCTGCTTCAATGCCCAACACATTGTAAATCTCCAAAATATCATTACTGAAGGTCCTTGTTGGATCAATATAATCCAATGCTAGAACGCCGAGCAAATTTGTGCCTACAGTATCTAGCACCCAAATATCTTGCTTTTTATAGGCACCGTTTTGCTCAAACACATTGTCTTTGATTTTTCTTAAAATAACCTTGCTGATTTTCTTGATACCACGAATGATGACATTATGGAGAAGCTGATCTTGGAAGTTCTTCAACAAGTAGATCTGGTCAGATTGATCTAGAGGATTTACACTATTCTTCTTGGATCCTTTGGTGCCTGATTTGATCACATTGTTCATACGAATTCTGAAGACAAGATTGTCATTGTTGTAGTCCGAATAAGCACAAGTAACTTCATCGCCATAACTGTTTTTCAATGTGAAGTTGATATCATCCATTGTAATATTTTTCTCCAACATTATTTCGGGATTGAGCTCCATACGCAAGATCCACTTGGATTTCTCATTGGTTTCATCGGCAAGTTCTATTTCTGCACACTCATCCATCATGTTCTCAAACGCTCTATATTGCTGCATTAATGCAGCGTCTTCATTGATGAGGGTGTTCAAATCATCTGGGTCAAAACAAATCTCAATGCTCTTGACAAGCTCTGCCAACTTTGTGTTCTCCAACATATACATAATGGACTGAGCCTTTTCTCTGTCGGTCTCTTCCTCAGGCTTCAAGTAGACAGTGAGTGAAGGGTTCTTTGGATTCTCTGACAAAGATAAGATCTCCTCAATGCGCGGAACACCACGAGTCACGTTGGATTTGGATGAAACGCCAGCAAAATGAAATGTGTTTAACGTATTATGCACAATGACACCATAATCAGTCATAAATGTTTGATTCGCTGGAACAGTGAAATCATAAACATAGTCAGATTGATCTGGAGTATAAATTTCAATCTTCTTGATTTCATCCCAAATGACGTGTGAGTTGGCAGCCTGTTTCAAGATCTTCAACTCATCTGCAATTACCTTTGCATTTTCGTGAGACTCAAAGATCTGAATATATTTCTGTAAAGTGCGACGTCCAATAGTTTCTTTCTTTGCCCAACGACCATAATTGCGACTTTGTCCAGGTAATTTAAGGTCCTTGCCACACTTAGCAATAATTTCTCCGAGGCCATTGATTTTATCCACTTCGTCTGAAAGATCGTGTGCATCTTCTCTTGATACATAATCAACAAGTCCTTGTAATTCTTCAGGGTGAACAAGGGAGTCAATATGTTCTTTGTAAAGTGGGCTGTATTTTGGTGAAATAGCCAAGTTGTAAATGTTAGATCCGCGAGTGAAGTTTGACTTGATTGTTCCGAAAATATCAAAGTAGGCAAGAAGGAGGGAAATATCCTTGATTAACTGCTCCGATCTACTACAAACGCGAATCTGATGATGACCTTCAGAGCACTGGAAATTTCCGTCGCCATCAAAGTATGCTTGGATAAGTCCAGCCTTGAATTCATTTGGAGCTAAGAAGGCAAAGTCAGGAACAACTTTTACGAATGAACCAGTTCCACAAGTTTTCATTATGAAATCTGCTAGAACTTTACAAGAGAAGTTAGTTGATAATCCTGGTCCATATTCACCTGCCTTGTCATTTAGTTTACACTCCTTTCCAAATCTTTCTGCAAATTTCTTTGTATTATTAACAAAATGTTGTGATATATTTGTAATTTGAATTGTTCCTTTAGCTTCATTTGTGCCAGTTTTTTTAATTAAATTGCCTTCTGCCAAATAAGCTCCAATAAACCATCCGAACAAATAATCCAATTCATACTCTTTATCTCCTATGTTTGCAATATTTTGCACAAAGGTGTTATCAATATGCTTCGCTACTGGAATTCGCATTCCTTCCTTCAAATCAGCACCAGTAATAGGAAGCACAGTCTGATTGCTGCGAACTAAATGTGAATGACTTGTTGTAGTTTCTACTATGCGTCCGCTTTTTGTTGTTACTTTCATCATTTGTCCATTCACTGGATGACGACTTACGTGTGAAATTTTATTCCAGTGAGTTTTTTCTTCTCCATCTACGCCGATAATGTAATATTCCTCTTCTAGCGCATCTAGTAATGTCTCAACACTATTTTCGTGACCAGTATTGAAGGTATATTGTGGAAAGTCTTCAATAATTTTATCACATAGTGTTCCGATTTCAATGGAAATCATCTTTGCGTGACCGAACAATTTATTTCTCTTAATTATCTTAATTTTTTCAGTGCTTAAAGCACTCATTTGAGTTGTAGGCTCACCAATGCTCTGCGCAGCAATCATACCCACCATTTCACCAGGTGCAACAATGGCGCGTTTATAATTGAGTGCAATGGTTTCCAATAAAATGGTGAGTGCAGCATTATTGAAGCGTCTGGTAAAGAGGAGATCCCTAGGAGACAAATAGTAGAAATACAGTGTCTTGAAGAGCAATGTGGGAGGGGCAGCGCGGATTTTCTCCAAATTATCATAAGCAGTTTCAATCATCGTGAATGCCTCAAGAGGTGTAATATCCACAACAGAACTTGCATTGAGTCCTTGTTGACCTTGAACATTGTTAATAATATGCAGAATTCCTACAGGACAGTTGACTGCGCTTTCATCCTTGCCCTTGAAAACATTCTTGATGATCTTCTCACGCATTTCAATCATCATATCACTATAGAACTTGCATTTCTTCTGAGCATCTTCTTTTTGTTTTCTCAATCTGGTCATTGTATTTTTCAAGAAGATCTGCGAAAACGCCTTCATCTTGGTTGGTTCATCTGGAACATTGTAGTGAGCATAAATATCCTGAACGCTCATACTCACAATAGGGATATGTTGAGTCTCCACTTTCACCGTGTCAATGCTGTCATCTCCATAAGAGAACTCCACAACCTTACCTTTGTTGTTTCTCACAGTCATATCATAGTGGACCATCAAGTCTTCAAGTCCCTTGATAAGTCGTCTCTGAATATATCCTGTTGTTGATGTATCGCGAACTTGAAGACCGTTTGCAAGACCAAAGTTGAGGGTGGATGGAATTGTCAGATCATAAACTTTTGGGTGCTCTTCAACTCCAATAATATTTATTTCCGTAATTTGATCCAAAACAACATTGTTGTATGTATCAAAGTTAATATGAGATTTTCCCCAATAAATTTTTTCTAATTTTTGTTGTTTTGTCTCTTCAATGAGGGATACCTTTCTTGCAAATATTTCACCCCATTGTGCTCTAATAGATAAGCGATAAGTTGGCTTGATATTCTTAGTTCCTAAGTTGTTAGACTTCAATTGCGTTTTAAAGACTTTACCAAAGATTCCTAATCTTGAACATAACATTGAAATGCCTTCAATAAGTCTTTCTGATGCAGAACCAACTTCAACCGAGTTCTTACTAATTGTTCCATCACCAGAGAAGTAGCCGTTCAATATTCCAAGAATAAACTCTTCTTTTGCAATAAATGCATCTGTTGGTACATATTTGTTTGAAGCACCTTTTCCAAGAAATCTTGTCAAGAATTCAGCAAGAACGCCACAGTTTCCAATGATAGATTCTGATTTTCCGCCAACTTTGTTAACTCTTGAGGTTTCTTTCCACTTGATAGAATGAGAATCAAACCAGTTTTTAACAAATGTTTTGATGTTTTCATTCAAATTTGTAATATAGACACAATTGCCGTGCACATTCCCTTCTGCTAAGAATAGACCAATAAAGATACCATTTGCTTCATTTAGTTTGAATTTATCATTAAATTGAGTATCCTTGCGGAATGCGTGATAAGGATATACAAACCCATCTCTAATATTCTCTAAGTTGGATCTAACCGCAACCCTCTGCAATGATGATTTTTTATTGTAAGGGAGTGTGAAATTTGTACCATTGTTTTCACTCCACCAACCAGTTGGAATTTTAGTGCGACCTTCCATAGTTCCTTGCATCAAATTAAGTGCCTTGTTGAAGTCTGAACCATAAACATATTCACTTTTAGGCAAATAGTTTGCAACATCAACAGAATGCAATAATATAGGAGGTTGGCAAAGATCCATTGTGACAGGAACACAATCTCCTACTTTGATCTCCGGAGTAGGCGTCTCTTTCAACTTTTGGGTCTCGCTATTCCAAATCAAAAGCGATTTGCTTTCTGTAACAATTACACTGCGGCCACCAGAAGTCTTAATTTCATAAAGTTCGGTTCCAGGATCGTGTCTTGTAATAGCAGTGACTTCACCCCAAGTAACCACTCCATTTTCGTCTGTGGTAGGAATAAATACATCACCATTTTCTAAATTCATAAGTTCCATTTGGCGTTCAGTGAAGTGTTGAACTTCTGCTCCTTCAGCGTCCAACTGACAATCAATCCATTTGCCAATTTCAGTATACTTTGCAATTCCTGCTTCAATGATCACGATGGGCGTTTCCCAAGTGACTGATTTTACAGCGGTATCAATTAGACCAATACGACCACCCATTGCGTGGAAGAAGAGCTCTTGAGGAGAAAGACCATTAATATAAGAACTTTCTACAAAACCACGTGCACTTGGCGAGTCGTCAAACTTAGTATAGTGTGGCAGTGTTCTGTGATCAAATCCATAAGGAATACGCTTTCCGTCCACATTTTGCTGACCCAAACACGAGATCATCTGGGAAATATTCAAATCTGAACCCTTTGAACCAGCATTAACCATCACAACGAAACGGTTGTCTGAATCCAAACTCTTGAGACCGATCTTACCAGCTT